TTGTAGGAGCTGCAGTAGTAGTCGTAGTAGTTCCTCCACTTGCAGTAGTCGTACTAGTTGTAGGAGCTGCAGTAGTAGTCGTAGTAGTTCCTCCACTTGCTGTTGTCGTACTAGTTGTAGGAGCTGCAGTTGTTGTAGTGGTAGTTGGAGCAGCAGTAGTGGTTGTAGTTGGAGCAGCAGTAGTGGTTGTAGTTGGAGCAGCCGTTGTAGTAGTCGTAGTTGGTATTGCTGAGTCTACTGGTACTAAATAAAATTCGCTAAAGCTACATACCTCTGCGTAAATTGTACGAGTTGAATAATTTGGTGCATACGGCCCAGTTAAAATAGTAACATCTGTGTAAACTCCACTAATATCTTTAAAGATTCTAACTGAATCAAATTCAGTTTCATCCATTGTTTGAGGTAATCCAAATCCAATAATTGCGCAACCTGAACATCCGGTAGAAATATCAAACGCCAGAACTGAATTAGTTAAAAAATATCCATATGGTAAATCAATTCCCTCCGGTTCAATTGTTGGAATTGGTAAAGTACAAACAGTAATTGGACAACTGGTTGCAGCTGGATTCTCCAAGATAAAATCAACTCCAAGTTGTGGAAATACTGATTCAGTATTGCCAGCAGTTAAGATATTAGTTATACAAATAGTTCCATTTGCTCCAGCGCAATTTGTATCAACGGTTGAATACATTAAGGTAACAAAATCTCCACCATCTAATCCATAGCCAGAGGTAGTTGTATTCCAGTATAATTCGTCAGTCACATCAACTTGAGCATAAATAGTTGCAGTAATTCCACCGTCTTTACTAAAATACGCACTGGCACTATTATCTCCGTCTCCAATGGTTATTTGATGACCATTAACAAATAATAAGTACGAGGTTGTTGGAATTGGTGCAGGTATTGGTAATAAGCCAGGTGATAGCAATTCTCCATCTCCTGATACTGTATTTGGGGTAACCGACCTAGTAACTGAGGCAGTACAAATACCACCACCAGTTCCGCCACAGCTAAGTAAACACCAACCAGTTGATTGTAAATATCCATAAAAACCTTCAACCCTTCCATTCTGTGCAGTAATATAAACAATTTCTCCAGGAACAGCAGTTGGTGGAAGTACTCCGTATACTTTAAGTCTAAGCCGTTTTCCTTCAAGTACATCTTCAACTACAACGTTCTTTGCAGTGATTGCACCAGTTGGATACATTTTAATTACTTCAGGATAGCTGCCATTTTGCTGTTGAGCTCCATATACTGTTAAACCATTTCGGATAATGATTGAATTGGTTGAGATTCCTTGAATATCAACTGAGATTTCACCATTAAGCTGAGAATAATTAATTGAGGTTAAAAATTCGTCAATTGCTGATTTAATTGTGCTAAAGTTGAAATTAGACAAATCAATGATGGTATTTAAACTTGAACCATTGATTGATTTAATACTTGAGATTTTTAGTTGTACTGCCATTGTTGGTTAAAGGATTTCAGTTATTTATTAACTTTCAGATCCATTCATTATTTTATTTGATTTTTACTGCCTTTTGCACTACCTGACAGAATTTCGGTTTTATTATCAACTTTTGAATCTAGTGCAATAATCCCTGATCTAACAATACATTCATTTAAGTCTGCATAGATAATTGTTTCTGTAGAACTCTTAATATAGCTTAAGTCAATTCGGTTATAACAACCTCTCTCAAATAAACAGTCATCTAAATGACAATATCTAATATCATTACTGGTTAGGATTCTACATTCGGTGATATGCGATGATCTAACTTTGCAGCCGTATAGAGTACAGTTAGAAATTTCAGCTTCAATTTTACAATTGATAATATCAATGTCATGAATTCCGAATCCTTCTTCTAATTTAGACTCTTTTAATTGAACCCTTTTATTTTGAGTATCGTAATTTACTTGACCCTTTTTAATTTTGCCAAAAGTAATTAGGTCAAATAGTTTTTCACGAAGATTTAGATAATTTGATTCAATAATTCGCGGATCGTTTCTTAAGTCAATGAATAATTCAATTTCTGGAAAATTCTTTTTGAAATTTTCATATGTTTTAATAGCTAGCGTATTTTCTCTCTGCTTCTTCATCACTTCATAAACTTTCTTTTGTTCATCAATTGAATATGTGTGATTTACTTGAAGAGTAGTATATAGAGATTCAGCAATGTAATTAATTAATTCAGTTGCACTTGCTCGCTTTAGTTGATAATCAGTTCCGCCAGCATATCTAACTTCTAAATAACCTTCATTTAACTTTTCAAAATTTAAACCAAAATATTTTGATTGAGGATATGAAAAATCAAGTGGACTGTTTGGTCGGGCATAGTCAATTGAGGTCTCAGCTAGGAATTTAGTTTTAGGGTAAATATTGCTAACTGAATTCTTGTAAATTTTTTGAATTCGGGATTTAGCGGATGGCCATAATTCAAATATTTTCTCTTCATTAAGACCTAGAATATACTTAAATACATTTAGATTTTGCAGACGCTCATTTAGTCCAAGATCAAATTCATTTAATGACATGTTTATGTGTAACCCAGTTCTTTCAGTAGTAAATCCATTTTCATCAATGAAATTTAAGACTTTGTATAATACATGGATTGCCTCATTATATGGCATTACGCCAGTAATAAGCTCATTCATTTTAAATCCACCTGAAAAATCAGGTTCAATTTTAAAAGTATCATAGCTTACTGGAATATCAGAACCATATTCATTGGTACTAATTACCTTTTTACCTAAAATGGTTGTTAATTTCTCAGCTAAATCAGCACGCAAAATTGGAGAAAAGAATTCAAATTCAAATCCTAATTTTACGTTATCAAATAGTGAGCTTTTTGTTAAATCTTTATACATATATGTGTTATCTGTTTATTGCAATGAATGGTACATTTAATCTAGGTCTGGCATTATCAATTAGTTCAAGTAAAGACTCATCTCTTATGAATAGTTGACTCACTATAAATTCATGATCTTCTGGCTGAACCATTGTATTAAACAATCGGATATTTGCAATTGAATAATTTGCGGATGGTAGTGCCCAATTTTGGTCGGTCACAAATGTAAAGTTTCCAGGATTAGCTGAACCTGTGTATACGCTAACTAGGCTATTAAAATTCTTGATATTTGCTGGATCCTGACCAAATGAATATAGGTTAAGTTGTAATTGCCCATATTGAGATGATACTGGCACAATTAATGAATACCATTCATCATAATATAAATCTCCTATTACGAATGGGTATGATGTATTATTAATCAATACATAGAAAGTTACATATGCTCTAGGTCTTCCATTCTCGTCTACTCCATTATCTACTAGTGAACAGGTTACTCTCAATCCTGTGCCTAATAAGTTATCATATCCATCCAATATTCGGATATCCTGGGTGCCCTTATTAAATTTAATTAAGGCACTAAATGTCATATTTGGAGTATTAGCAGTTGAGGCAACCGCTTTATATACAACTGCATGATCTGACTGTTTAAATTGAAGGGCTCCACCCGCATTAACTGTAATTGATTGTCGCTTGGTTGGATTTAGCGCCAGATTTTTATAACCTTCAACTACTACATATTTGCCAAGAGCGGTATACGAATCTTTAGGGCCGTCCATTTTAATGGTGGCTTGACTTGACGCTCCAATATTTGTATCGCCGGTGTTTAGTTGGCGACGCTGCCATGCACTGAATATACTACTACCTTCATATGCATACACTGAATATGGAGCGGTTGGAGTTAAGTATTGATCTTCTGAATTTCCATTTGAGGCAATTGCATAATTTGCAATCACCTGTTTTACACCACTCATATCATAGTAGTATTCAATTAACGGAGCATAGTTAAAAGTATGATCTAAAATTCTGTTATTTAGATCAGGGTGCAATGATCTACGAGTTTCATCAAATCTATTGGAAATTGTTTTATATTGCTGTTTATCAAGAGCATCTTTTTTCTGAACCTCGGCCTGTTTACCAAAAAGCTGATCACTAGAAATAATAATATTGTCTAGGAATTTACGATCCACGGCCTTCATTACCATATCGATATTTGGATGGAATTTGGTTAACTGTATTTTCCAATACAGGGGCTCCATCATAAATCCACGATACAGATAGGAACCTTGAATTTCATACATTCGATTGGTTAATGGAAAGTACATATAATCTCTTTTTCGAGGTTGAGTACCCGGTCCAAAAATAGACTGAAAATAAACATGATCAATATGAATTTCAAATGGAACTTCAAAATCAATTCCAAATTCGGTAAATTGAGGTTTATTATCCGGAAACGTATTATTGGGTACAACCACTTTTACACATTTACGATCAACTGTTTCAAATAGTGTCCATTCCTTAAATATAAAATCGCCGCCTGTGCGGTCTGGTTCAGTTTTAAAATAAACAACTTCATGACCAAAAATTTTAGTCGTTTGATAACTTAATTCTTTGGCAATTCCAATTGCAGTTCCAACTTCATATGGTTTAAATGAGGCTTCCCTTTCAGCAACAATTGCTGGGCAGCGTTCAGACGAGCAATAGACAGTTGGAGTATATAATGATTCAGAAACCTTGGTGCTCTGAATATTAAATTTTACAAAATTGACCTTTAATTCAGTAGTTAATGGATTGTAGGTAGTATCGTCATATTCATATTTGACTTCAAAAAATACGTCAGCTTCATTAAATAACAGGTCTTCAATATTAGTTAAATCCTCTGGATCAAGTGCATACCATAGTGACCAATTTCCCATATCAAAGGAATATCTAAACTTACGAATCACATATTGAGGTAAAGCTGAACCCAGGTCAACGGATTCACTAAAACCTACAATTTTCACAGCCCCAGGAACAGGTTCAGCCGCAGAAAAAATTCTATAATTCTTACTGTAGGTGACCGAGTTCTTATCTGGCTCTGGAATGATCTTGTAGGATACTACTTGCATTAATTTGGTCTTTTTGTTATTTATCGCAGAGTATTACGTCTTTACCCAAAATAAATAATAAGAAAACCGGGGTACCAATGAAACCTCTAAACCCCAAGCTTGTACTAGACCCAATGTGGCTGTGCCAGGCTAATTTTGTTGATCTGGAATACTATACGTATGTCTTACTAGACGCGCAAAAAAAATATATCACTAATTTACAGAAGGACTTTCTAAACTTTTACGAAATTGTTTTTCATTACCTAAATATCAATACAATAATTGCAGATAAAAAGGTCTACGATTCACATTTGAATGCAGTTAGGGCTCACTCCAATTTAACGAATGTGGTAACTCAACTCGCGCAATCGGATGACTCTAGTGGTAAGGCAATCATGAAAATGGGATCCAAAATCCTATCTGAAGTAATGCAAAAATACTTAGAGAAACAGATTCCAGTTCTTGAAAATTTGCACTTTCATTTTAATAATACGAATATTCATAAACAGGAAAAAATCTATATTGTTTGTAAGTCTACTAAATTAGATCGCTATGAAATTTATACCCTAAATACAAAAAGTAATCGCAGCCTAGGCTATTCAATTAGTCGAAAGGCTGTATTGACTTTACCTGGGCTTAAAAATAGCGAATTTAGGGACCGCCTACTTACTGAAAAACCTGGGCTTAATGATTTTCAACCTGAAAAAAATGTTATTGTAGTTTCAGGTACAGATCATGTTGTGTTATCTGACGGAATTTCCCTAACCAAGGATATTATCCTACTAAATAAGATAATGAATCCTAGCCATGGCTTTGATGCCAATGTCTTACTAGACTGTAATCGGCTGCTTGAAAAAAAGAAGCCAATTCCATTTAAACTTAAAGTTTAGTCTGCTGCAAAATAACTAATTGTAAAAGCAACGTTAGCGGTATTACTATAACCTGGAGATCCGCCTGGAGGAGAATCCATTGCAACTCCTAAGTTGAGAGGTTGTAGTTTTTTATAATTAGCATTAAGCGGCGCTGGTTCAATATATGATAAAGCAGCAATGGAAAAGCCAATGCCAAAGTTATCGGCTGGTCCAATTTGAACTATTTCAATATTGGTAAAACCTGGAGCAACATTTTCACCAACATAGATCCCTCTTGCACTGATTGGGGACCCAGATTTTATTGGGAAAGGTAATTTAATACCTAATTGAGCTTCATACGGCAATTCGTCATAGGTGAAAGGATTAATAAATAGGTCATCAGATGGAGGAAGCCCTTCAGCTAAGTAAATAAAATCTGTAATTATAGTATAGTTTATTGTACAGGTTACTAGATTTCCAATTTTAGTATACTGATTAGATATATTGGATAATGCATTTGATGTGCCAGCAATTGAGCCTCCAACTACATCAAGCCAACCGTAAGCAGCAATATAAGTATCATGCCAAGTTCTATGACAATATACTACATCTGAATTACCAGCTCCTCCCCAAGTTCCTTCTTCATAATCATCAAGAGTATTTACATCAACTGCTGAAACTTGTGTTGTTGGAAAAGGAATACCATGTACTAAACGGTCTCCACTAACTTTAATTGCATCATTTAATGCAATAAATTTACCTGAATCAGTTGAGGTTAATTGAATATTTCCATTAACTGTGTTTATTGTATAATCGTAACCGGTTGCAACTGTTTCAACTAGTGTAGTAGATGATTTAGCTAGAGTTACTGAAACTCCATTGATTACTACGGTTTTAGTACCACCAATTGTTTGTGTTTTATTACCGCTAATTGTTTCTGTTTTATTACCGGTGATTGCATCAATTGTACCGTTAGTTGTGATTGTTAATACTCCACCTGAACTTACAGATAAAGTAGAAACTCCTGACCCATTTTTTAGTTCAAGACTAATTCCATCTAATGAAAATTTAGTAATTCCGCTAGATGCATTAAGTTTGGCTTTAGTTGCATCACTTGGATCAAATCCAAATCCAATATAACCAGAACCTCCACCTCCATCTAGTGCTCCGCGTTTTAATAATAAACCATCAACGCTAACGCCACTGCTGATTTCATTAACTGCTAATAAATTTGAATTGGTTAATTTAAGCTCAAAAGTTTGCCCTGAATCATGGGTACTTGCAATTTTGTTGATTTTCCAAATTTGCTCGCTATTTCTTCTTGGAGAAAATGATTCAGCCGTAGTTCCGCCATCTGAAGAAAGATCGTATTCGGCTCTTAGGTAATAGGTGCCAGGATAAGCTTCGCTTCCGCTATAACTTCCTACTCGATATTTCTTAACTTTTAAATTTTCAAAACTTGGACTAATTACATAAGTTACACCAGAGATTCCGCTATATGCAGTAGGTAATGCATCAACCGATCCTAATTCAAGTTGATGTCTATATCCCTTACTTGTACTTGCAAATTCTTTTGCTTGAGAAGCATCACTGCCAAATACTGAATACAATGATAAGTTTGCAGTTGCTGGAAATATTTTTTCAGCAGTTGACGGATACGTTATGATAGTTTGAGTTCCAGTACCATAACTAGTAAGGTCATTTGGATTATTATTATCTACGTCTAATGTGGTATCGCACAATTTAAAAGTATATGCGTCAATGTATAGTACATAGTAGCCTGAGTAATTAGATAAACCTCCAATAACTGTTCCGGTTCCAGCAGAATAAGTTACGTATTGCTTATTAACTAATCCATGGCCTGATACGCTTAATGCTGTAATTACGTTAGTTGTAAGATTAACACCTCCGCTAGTTGAGTCAAATGGAACTGTACTTGAACCATTTGAACTAATTACAATATTACCTGAACCGTTTATAATTACTGAACTTGTATTAAGCTCATTAAAATTATAGAGAACAGTTTGATTATTTGTACCTAATCCAGGAGTTTGGTAATTTGGCGCAGGGCTACTTGCATTGGTTAAATCCAAACCTGAGGTAATTCGAGGTTTAATTATTCTAGACGCACCGGTTAATTTAACAAACGGCGAAGCATTTGAACCTAATGCGGTTACAACTAATTGATTAAAATCAGTTAGTTTTTCCCAGCCAGTGCCTGAACCTATTTTTCGAATAATTGAATCAGCTGTAATTAATAGATCGCCAAGAACCATGCCAGTTGGAGGACTTGTTGGAGCAGTGGTTGAGATTGGAGTTAATCCAAAAATAACAGTACCAATTGGGCCTTGAGGTCCATCTGGCCCAATTGGACCTGGAGGACCTTGTATACCAGGGTCACCGGTTAGCCCAGTTTGTCCAAAACCAAGTGCAATTAGTTGATTAAAGTTAAAATTTACTTTACTAGAGACGTCAATTTGACTGTCTGTTGAGAATATTTCCTTAAGGTTTATGACTACTGACATTAAATGAATTTAATTTTTATTTTTGGAACCAATTTAACTCCAGTATTAGGTTTTAATAGGATAGAACCTTCTACTACGCTTGATTTGGTATTATTTATTCTAATATTTTTGATTAGGCCATAGCCTAAGTTATTAAGTGAATTATAGCCAACTTGGGTAAATTCAACTAAGTTACCCTGAATCGTTCTATCATCTAATTCATAGAATTCAAATGCCTCTACTGTATATAATTTAATTAGGTTAAGTAGGCAATATTGAGAAAGAAATTCCTCAAATGTTAATTCTCCTAAAAAGTCAGAGTCTGATATAATTTGGGAACCGTCAGCATATTTAAAAAACTTTTGGAATTCTGATCTGAGTCCATTATTTGATAGGTGTTTTGTAATTAACGCAGACTTATTAATTTTAAATTTAACTTGTTCTGGATAATTTGCATATACTATATCAGCCTCAGTTGCTTGAGAAATATTGAATATCTTTTGACCAAGTTCAATTGATGTAAAATCTTCAATTATAAAGTCATTTGGCAGGTTTAATAGTTTTGAAATAAATGAATAATCTTCAACCACTCGCTTACTGCCAGCAACTCCAACCGATGCACCTTTATTTGGTGATTCGAAATGATAATTATAGTCCCAGCTTGATGCTAAACTATTAAAATCAGTACGGCTAATTGGGGTTTCATTAATTAATGGATAAACAGCTGAGTAATTTCTACTATTTTCAAGAGCTAGAATATTTTGCTTGGAATATTTAATATATTCAAAATCTGGAATAATAAAGAAATTATCAATCTCTGGATCAAGACAAATATTTGCTCCAGGTAAACTATTTGAATTTATTGAAAAACTATATTTAAAACCGGCAATCGGCTTGGTAATTATTTCGTATTCAGCAGAATACCGGTTAACTTCATATGGTTTAGATGGAACCTCAGTTAAGTCATAACCTGCAATTGTATTAAGCCTACCTTCAGTTACTTGGTCTGGCGTAATATTAATAATTGTAGATTTACTTACGGTATCAGCATCAGCTATTTCAATAGATAGGGTTTTATAATTATTTAGAATACCGTTGGTATATGATTCCCAACTGATAACACTTTGGTTTTTATCAAGTAGTTGAAATAATTTTGCAAATGATAAGTTTTCAAATACTTTTTGAAAATAGTTAACTCCTCCAAATATTTGAAAATGGTTTGCATCGTTTATCCAATTAAAGGTAATTCCATTTGGGAGGCCATGCTCAGTATATGAAAAATTAGGAGTATCGCCTAAACTATTTGGAATTGGTCTAATTAACGTTATTGGATTTAGACTTGGCGTAAAATTAATAATATTTTGAAATACTCCATCTACACCATCTTTGGTAGAGTTTGGCTCAATTAATTGAAATATATTTAGAGGATCACCTATTGATCTTTGAACAAGTATACTTTTTTCTCCAGGTTTAATAATATAAAGTGGTGCAAAATTTGTACTAATTTGATTAATTTCAGAGTCAGCAGATACGTCATAACTTTCAAGACCTGTTAATTTTTCAGTCTGTGCATAATCTGGCAATAATGATGAGCCTAAATGAATTCCACTTGACGATAAGTCAATTCCCCTAGATAATTTAATTGTAGAATATGCGGATTCCTTATTATTATACTTTTTATTTTTTGCATAGTATAGGAATGAATGAGTTAAGTTTGAAACTTCGTTGTGATCAAATTCAATTCGATAATCTCCAAACATTGAATCAAAATATGCAGTTGAATTTTCAACTGTAAAACTATATAGAGCAGGAATATTTGAATTAGTATATTCTGGAATAAACCATTGGGTTTTAAATAGTAAAGGCTCAACATTTGGCATACTATACGCTGGTCCTAAATCTCCAGAAACATAGCTTATTTGAATATTGTAAACTCCAGAAGTATAGCTATTTGTTGAAACTTTATCAAAGATAATTTCAGTATAGTTTCCACCGTCTAGTGCAGATAGGCTAAATCTAGGTGTTTGAGCCGCTGTATTAAATAGAATATCAAGCTTAGGAGACTGATCTATATTTATACTATTATTAAAATATTTATGTGTTGTATCTGCATACGAGGTATTATGAAATAATATATTAGTTGTATTTAGATCAATTTTAGCGGGGTTTCCTGGGCCTGGAATTGCCGGGGCATAATTTGTCTGTTCGTATATTTGGCCAGGACCTATTGTGCTAGTTGGAGCAGCAGTCGTTGTCGTCGTAGTTCCTCCACTTACGGTAGTCGTAGTTGTTGTAGTTCCTCCAGGAGCCGCAGTAGTTGTAGTTGTCGTTGGTATTGGTGAATCAGGATCTCCATTTTGCCAAGCATCTTCAAAATAGGCAGTAATTGTTGCAGCTTGATATGAACCGGATGATAAGAGTATATTTGTTCCCTTTTGAACATTTGCATATACTCGAGTACCTAGTTTATCTCCAGTTGCTATTTTATCAAGTTGAATTGCATTATATACGTCTGAGCCAGGGGTTGCAATAATTGTAGATAGGATACCGTATTTAATATGCGCTACTTGGCCTAATGCTAATCCTGGAATTATTGATACTCCTGAGATTTGGTTTTGATAATCAGTTAATGAAATTGGTGCTGAATAACCGTTAACATCGCTACATAAATCAATGGTATAGGCAATTGTGGCTGATTTAAAAGTTCCATTAAATAAGCTAGCTTGGCTAATTATACTTGAATCACTGCCGTATCCTATTTCAAAAATATTTGTATTCCAATTGGTTAAAAAGATAGACTTATTTAATTGGGCTTTATTTCCAAGAGCAAGTTCAATTAATAAGGTAATTGATTTTGAATCAGTATTTTCAATTACACGATATTTAACCGGTTGTTTAACCGTATTTGGATCTTCTTTAACTGGTTTTAATAGTGCAGTAAATTTATAATCTTCAAATCTAGTTGAATTTGAAACGGTTGTTTGGCTAGAAGTTAATTCATAAAATCTAAATAACGAACCCTTAAACACAGTTTCATACTGTTTAGTGAATTGATTTTTGGATAATAATGAATATCTGTACTGAGGTCGGCCTACTTGAACTCCATCTACTGTTGGAATATATGTGAAATATTCGTCAAAGTAGTTAGCTGAACTGGTTAATTGATCGATTAACATAGGCTGATCAAAATAGTAAAAATTACTTCTAGCTAATGAAACGTCTTTAGTATATCCAAAATTAGACTCAATATAAAACCATTCATGTGTTAATTTTTCAGGAGAAGCAGAAGTTTCTCTATGAGACGGCCCAAAATTATCTTTTCCAAAAACAATATCAGAATTTAATCTGTATGGATTATCCCTAGAGTCGGTAGAGTCAGTAATCCCCCATTTGGTAATATACGGAATTACTCTACCGTCTATTGCAAAATCTTTTGTATAATTTTCTAAATATGCATGATATTCACTAGACAAGTTACTTTGTACAAATTTATCCCTAAACTTGTAAGTCGGAGACTTGAATTCAATCGGTACATGATCCGCTTTTATTGAAAATGGGCCAATATAGTTCTGCGCATCGCCTGAGTTATCAAAATACGGAATGTCTAATCTATCTAAATAAATTGAACTATTTGGATCAACGGTGGTTCCTGGCATTTTTAAACCATATATTAAAATAGGTTTTCCAGTTGTGCCGGATGAAATAACTGAGTATTTGGATAGGGTATTAGTATTTTGCCAAATTAAAGTATTTGGGTCAAAATATTCTATTCCGTTTATGCTAATTGTACCATCTCCAATTAATTGATATGTGTATTTAGTAAAATCAAGTAGCAGAGTATTTTCTGGAATATAAAAATCTTTGTATAAGTCAAGTAATAAATTTCTAGAATAATCGCTAGTATACGTTGAAAAATTAAAATCCATTGTTTCAAATATTGATAGTACTCCAATTGACGGTTTGAAATTTTTCCTTATTTCAATTTTACCATGATCAATTCTAACGGTCTCATTATCTACTAATTCAATTGATGCTTTTGTTTTAAAATCATTAATTGCTTGAGCTTGGCTAGTTTGTGAAAGTCCACGCTTAATTTGATCAGTTAACTTGCAAACTCTGTTAATTTTTGACCAGTTTTGAGTGGTCTTTACAACAATATTGTCTAACTGTCCAGCTAATTTAGTTGCATTGCCTAATGCAATAATTGGGTGAGGTCTATTTAGGAATCCGCCATCTGCAAAAACAAGCTCATTAGTAACCTTATCATTTATCTTAAACTTAGGTAGAGCTGACACAGCTTCTAAAGATCTAACTTTTAACGAACCGTAAGTATTTCCATAACTTTGAGTTTGAATAAAAGCATGAGAGGCCATGCGTATTCCAGTAATTGATGAATTCTTAAGTTCACTTACAATATCAGTAATCGCTTGAGCAATTTGTTCTAAATCTATGTCGGCATTAACATATATTAAAGATTCACCAGTTGACAAATAAGATAATGAATAGCTTTCATTATCCATAAAATAACCAGAGACAAAAACAAGTTCATCATATTTTCCGCCTTCATCAGTTATACTAAATACTGAGCCGCTTGGATGATATATTCTTAGTTTATCTAGATGCTGTGGAGTATTTAAAACTTCGATAAGAACGGTAGATTTAGTGTCTACTGTTGATACGTCCGCTGTTTCTTGAGTGATTAAGTCGGTTGGACCAAAGGCTAATCCTAAATCAAATTGGTTATCGTCTAATTGGAAATCAACAATTGTATCTAATTGATTCCAAGAGAGAGGTTTAATTAAATGAATTTGCTTATCTTTGGTTTTTAAATATGGAAAAAATAATGTATCTTTACTTGTCCGGTTAGCATAAATGTCAGATAGATTTTGGGATAATCCATGACCTCGTAATTTAACGCCGGTTGAATTAGTTAAGGTAAATGAAATATCATCGGACTGTATAAAATTTACTGGAAAAGTTTGATCATTATCTGCGGTATTTTGAGATAAACTTAATTCATACATTTTCGATAAATCAAATTCAAATGTTTCAAGATCAATATCATTACAGTAAACTCCAAAATATCTATTAAATTCATATGGATTTGCAGTAATATCGTTAAATAGAAATTCTAAATTTAAAATCTTTGGATGTACAATATTATTTCTTTCAAAGCCTAGGGTTACAAATTGCTCAACCTTTAATAGGGGTAATGATCTACTTAATACACTACTAATTAATTCAGGAAGTTCAACATACGTACCTGATGAAATTGAGGCTCCTCGGTAAATTGAATACCCTCCGTTTTTATAATTAACATAAAGCGGATTTTGATTAAACATTGGATTTTTTGAAATATTATGTATGTATTTTCCAAGTTTAGAAGATTCACTTAAGTCAAATATTTTTACAACTTGCGCATTTGTAAATAAGTCAGTTGCAAATTGTTGAGTTGATATATTTTGATTTGCTTGGCCATTTCCGGCTGTATAGTTAGAAGCTCCAGGTATTTTAAAAATTACAAATTTTTCAGGAAGAACTTTATCTAAATAGATTGGTGCAAAATATGTAAATTTCTCAGAATATTGCTTATCCATTAAATATTTAGCGCCACTTGTATATAGATCAAAATCATATTGATCTTTTAAATCTTTGGCAATTGCCTTTAATCCAATGGTTGAACCTAATTGATATGAAATTGAGGTTGGAGTTTGACCATCATCGTAAAACCTATATAGATTAACTTCATGGTTAGAGTTTTCAGAAATTGCAAATCTTTTATATTTTTGACTAGATAATTGAGAATTTGCATTAATTGAATTAAGCCATAAATCACCACCTGAATCAACTGTTAATTTTATATTAGTTGTTAATTTTGGATTAGTTCTAAGTAATTGAAAACTAACATTTCTTTCAGCAATTCGGGTATATGTTAAATTTTGATTTATCACTATTTAGTTTTTATTTTAAGCAGAAGCACTAACGCCAATTGATGAAGCGGATAGAGCACTTACTGGAGTAACAACCGCAGTTTCTTTTTCGTATTGAATTCTAACTAAAATATCAAATGAGAATACTGAATTTAACGAGTAAATATCAATACCTAATTTTTTAGCATATCTTACATTTTTTAATCCAGCAGGAACGGCTGATCGCCAACCTCCAATATATCCCAATTTGTCGGATGCTCTAAATTGGAAAATTAGCGGAATTTTAATAGCTGAGTCAGAACCAAAGTTCAACATTTTTTGAGACCCGGCTGGGCTAAGACCCTCTACTGAAATTGTTGTATGCGATTGTGGTGCAATATATAAATATGCTCCACACGTATATTTTCCAACTAAAAATTCATCGCTATTTACAAATCCCATTTTAATAGGATATTGGTTTTCTCTCATATTAACGGCAGTTGTACCTAAAGTTACAGAAGCTGGTTTTACATAAACAGCTTGTTGATAATACTTAGCACCAAATATATTTTGAGATTCAGCTTCAGTTGTTTCAAAATGAATTGCGTGGCTAAAAGGTAAATATCTTTGAATTGTTTCTCCAGCTGAATACGCTGGTCTGGATACATTATACACTGCGTTATTCCAGCTAATATTTGATGAACCTCCAGCGATAATGCTTGGGTGGCTTTTGTGAATACAAAATTCGCTAACTTGACCTCCGCCTTGTGGAACATTTGAGGTAACTACTCCATTCCAAATATTTGTATTGGTAACAGCAGCAGCTGGGTATAATGGAGTTGCAGTAGTTGGATTAAACGGTAAATAATGACCAGACGAATATGGAACTTTAGTAGAACCTATTGTTATACCCGCATACGTATAGTTGGAGGTTGAGGCTGAATATACAGTGCCGGAAGAATCACCATCTCCATTTTGATTATCTCCAGAATATAAAGTATCGGCTAACGTTACACTTTTATATCTTGAGTAAATATATTGACTTTTAACTTGAGATGATTGGTATCCGTCTTTTTGTACAAATCCACCAATACTCGAGCTAATTGAATTATTAATAACTAATGGAGCTCTATCATATCGTAGATTAGCATGATAGTTAACAGTTGGATTGATATATGCATTAGTAATTGGTGCAATTTCAGCTAATCCACCATTTAGGGTAGAAATTAATTGTAGTGCAGTTTGTGAAGTATTTTGTAGTTGAATTAAGTATTGAGTTGCAAGTATTTTACCGTGATTATATACTACTGGTACAACGCTAGTATCTTTAATTAGGTCTTTGTAATATCCGGCAAATAACTCTAATGATTGACCGTTTGTAATAGTTTGTTGATTTCCGGATTGATCTACAATACTCACAGATAGTGCACCAGCTCCGGTAGATAAAGCGGTTTGTACTGCACTAATTGAATCTGAAATATTTTTAACCTTTGTGTAAAGATCAACTACGCTTCCATCACTAGCAAAAAAGCCACTAGCGATATCTTCAGATTTATGAGCAAAATACTTATCACGAGTAGTAAATGAAGAGCTCAAGTGAATATCTAAACCCTTTGCATTTAGTTCAGATTGAAAATTTATTCGGGTTTCGTCAGCAAATGCTTGTTGAGAAACAATAGTTGCGTCCTCAGCGGTTTCAATTGCGGCTGGAAATTCTACTAAAATTGTATCAGACCAGGCCGATTCAACTGGAGAATCTGGCCAGCCGGCTTCAGATAAACTCTTTATCCTGATTTCAATCACTTCCCCTTTTTTAATTGGAATATCTAATTGATTTGAATTAACTACGTTTGGATCAGAAATATTTTCATCAGACCATTCATAAAAGCCAGTTAACGTATTTAATTTTTTAGTTCTAGCTTTTGATAAAAATTCTGTCCATGGAGAAAATGCACCGGTTATTTTATTACCAGCGGTATCTGAAAATTCTAACTGATCGGCAGTTTTTGAACTACCAGTTTTACTTAGGGTACGATATGATATTTTAAACTGAGCAACATTTTGAATTCCATACGCACTAGTAAGTGGTGCTGGGATTGCCCAAAAACCTCTAACGCTATAGCTTGGATTAGTTATAAAACTTGGAGTTGATTTAATTGATGAAGTGATATCAGAAATTAAACTTTGTTGAGTATTAGTTAAAGTTGCACGGGTATCAGCAAAAGTTGATAGATCTTTTTGTAATTTTAACCTTTGTGATTCATTTAGCGAAGCATTAGTATTTAAGTTAGCTCTTGCTGCTGAAATTTGAGTATCAATTTCTCTAATCTGGGCAACCGCTTGTTCCTTTGCTGAAATCTTTTGTTTGATTGCTAGTGTATTATCAGCATCTTGAATATGTTGGTCAGTTTGAATAACTTTAAAATTATTAGACGATACTGTAACTCTATTTGGTATTTCCCCAAGCGATGCTGGCATTTTCTTTTCTTTTGCATAACTTAAGAAAAGCATTCCAAAATCTGAAACATATGTTGTATAAAAATCAGTTAACGATAATTGATTACCATTATTCA